TTACCTTTGATTTGAAATAAACCCTTGGCTTTCTTGTCAAGTTTTTCTTTCTTGTCACCAACTTTACTTTGTAATATAGAAACGTGCCTGTTTATCTTTTCAACATCATTCTGCAAGGCACTCATTTGCCTTTTTGATTCACCAATCTGTGCCAGTTTTCGGCCAATCTCTGCATCATTATTCTTTTTATTTTCTTCAATGTTCTGCATCTGTAGATTGATTTTTTCTTCTACAAGTTTGATATCATATTTTGATTTGGTGATACCATCTTTTAAGGCAGACATTTTCTCTTTGACAATGGAATTCATTGACGAGAATATTTGTATGTCTAATAAATCTTCAATGATGGTTCTTCTGTCTGCTGCCGATAACTGCATGAATGGTACAAAAGATGCTGAGCCAAGAATGACAACTTGCGTGAAAGATTTGTAATTTAGTTTGAGAATGTTCTTCTCTAAAATCTCTTGTAATCCTTTGAAGCTGCATCTTGATTCATCAATACATCGTTCAGGTATATTTCAAACACATTCGGTTTGATACCACGAATAACTTTATATTTCTTTTGACCGATATGAAACTCAACCTCAACCACGGCATCTTTGCCGTTGATAGAGTTTAACAGTTGTGGTTTGTTAATCTTACGAAATGGTTTACCAAACAAACCAAAACACAAAGCATCCAGAATAGTGGACTTACCTGCACCATTCTGGCCAATAATCAATGTGTTGGTGGACTTAGTAAAATTAATTTCTGTAAATGCCGCACCTGTGGAAAGAAAATTCTTCCATCTAATCTTTTGAAATAATATCATGCTTGTTCAGTATTCAATGCCTCTACGTAGAGTTCTTTCAATAATGTTTTCAATTTATCGTTGTTGATGCCATCATCTTTAATAGTTTCCACATACTTGTTTAGTGTGGTCAATGTATCTTCAGCTTGGTCTAACATATCATCATCAAGGCCTTCTGTAAGGTCCGTGAAATCTTCTGCTATGGTGACATCTACTGGATTGACATTATAAAGGTTACTCATCAATTTGTCAAACAAATATGGGTTGGTCTTATTAATTACTACCACCTTAACATACTTGCCGGTGTATTGTGACAAATCTATATTGTTGATTTCTGTGATGGTATCTTTCTTATCATCATACGTAATGCGATGAAACATTCTATTTGGATTCTTTACGAATTCAAGTGTACGCCCATCCAAATCAAATATGTGAAAACCCCTATCGTCATTATAATCTTGCCAAGTAAGTTCATATGGGTTTCCCAAATAGAATATACCATCAGCGTTGGACCTATGATGATAATGGCCAGAAAAAGTATATTCAAACTTCCTGAATAGAGCACGGTCTAGTCCTTCATGTGATGGCATACCACGATACATGGCAAACCCAGCAACTTCTAAATGACCCATACAGATTGTTGCTGATGTATTCTTTACTTCTTCCATAGAACGGTCATAGTTCTCGGCACATATCCATGGCAACATACAAACATCATATGATGTGTCTGCATATTTTAGATGTATGGTTTGTGGAGAATCAATCACGTTGATATTGTCATATTCTTTCAACAATAAGTCTACCGAGTTTACATCATTCGTATTCTTAAAGTAGGTGTCGTGATTACCAGCCAACATATGAACTTCAATACTCATGTCATACAATCTGTCAAAGAACATTTGCTTGGCACGTTTCAAGGTAAAGAAGTTTACATATTTGCGTCTATCAAAAGTATCACCAAGAATAAGAACAGTGCGAATTCCGGCAGCCTGTATATTAGGAAAGAATACTTCATCATAAAATTTTTCATAGAAATCCAAGAAGTGTGTGGAATCATTACGAGCTCCAAAATGTTGGTCGGTAATTATTGCTACTTTCATTTTGCCTTTTCAATATCTAAAACACGTTGACGTAATTCAGTAGTACTAAAACTGTGTTGCCTACTATTGAAATATACAGATATTGGTAAATTAAAACCAGTAAATTGTTTATCTCTATATTCCTCACCAACGATTCTAACATCAATTGGATAAGAAGTCAATATGTCCATCAATTCTTTTTCTGTGGCATATGGTATAATTTCATCAACAAACTTACAAGCCTGTACCTGTATGAATCTTTCCAATACTGATTGTACAGGTTTATTCTTAACACCAGGTCTATCAATCGTAGGATCAATCTGTAGTCCTACAATCAAATGGTCACATTGTGTTTTTGCTTCTTTTAACATCATCACATGACCTGCATGAAACAAGTCAAATGTGGAACAAGTAAATCCAACTCTCATAATTACCCCTCAATAAATTTTTCAAGACCTTTTGGTTTCTTTATGGCATCCTTTTCGGCTTTCTTTGCACTTCTGGCATCTTCATATGTTTCAATAAACTCGGCAATATTATCATAGAGTTCAAATTGCCTTGTAGTGCCATCTTCGGATTCCATCATTTCAAATTCATCCAGAATACCATACATCTCTGTGGCTTTGTATTTAACGTATAGTTGTTTCTTTTCTTTCTGTATACGTCTTAGGAAAGCAAAGTAGATTACCTGTGTAAAGTATGCAAATGGATTTTTAGATTTGGTTTCATCAAAGTTCTCAAAATACATAAGACAGTTCTCAATGCCATCCGAAATCATTTCATCTCGGTAACTGTAGTTAATGAAGTTGGGTTTGTGAGATAAACCTTCTGCTATCTTCATAAAGCATTCCCCAATGTAATTGGGTATCTTAGGTTTCGGTTTATTTTCTTGTGTGGCAATAAGACAAGAAGCCTTGTAATCTGTTAAGGCCGTTAAGAAATCTTGATTGTTAATATAATGTTTAGGTTTACTCATTCAAATGTACCATAAAAAGTTGTTGACAAAGGGCTTGACAAATGTTATAGTTCGTATGTAGCCCCCATGATGTTTAGTGTAATTTTAAGTTCTTTAAGTTATCCATTTCATCCATAGCACTCATAACTTCCAGCATATATTCCTTTTCTTCTTCAGTAGAAGCGTTCTTCTTTTTCTCTATTGAGGCATTTACTTTCTCCACGGTAGTGTGGAAATATTCCTTAAAGTCATCACTTGGTTCCATAACACAAAGAATATCTTCCCATTTAACAGAAGCACGATTCTCTTTAATCATGGCAATTGGTAGCCATTGTTGCATTACCAAATTCATGTTTCTTACCTCAAACATCATAGGTTCTATAATGTCCACAACCTCTGCATTTAGGTTGTCAAAGAAACAGATAACATCCATGCCATCTTTGAATCTAACAATCTTTACTTCATTTTCCATCTTTGAGTCCTATGTTGTAAATTTTAAATGAGAACTTCTCCTCATTATATATCTTTACTCTTTCCACGAAATGTTTCAATGTAAAATTCATATGTTTCTTATATCTAAGGTCATCTGCAATATCATACAGAGTAGCCATCTCTTTGCCTTCACTTTGTCTTAATCCTCGTCCAATAGATTGAAGATTACGGACTCTACTTTTAGAAGGAGATGCAAAAATAATATTATGCAAATTACGAATATTAATACCTGTACTGAAAGTACCAAAAGAAGCAACAACGATAGCATCATTTTCTTTCTCCATAATTCTACGAACATCTTCTCGGACATCCGTATCAACTTTACCATGTATGAAAAAGACCTTACGGCCATTTGCTTTTTCTAATATATCATTATAAAGGATTTGACCATGTTTTTCAACCATTTGATATAATATAAGTGTATTCGTACCTAAACTAATTGCAAGGTTTCTAATGAACCTATTTCTGTTTTCATTTGAAATAAGGTATTCTATTTCTTCTTGATACGTTGCATCTTTCATTCTTTCAACAACTTCATCTGAATGCCGTAATACAAGGCATTTGATTTGAAAGTCCGATAGTTGTTTATTGTCTATCAATTCTTTTGTGGTGATAACTTTTTCCACGGCACCAAACAATCCTTCAAGTACCAGTTTGTGTGTTTTGGTTCCGTCCAAAGTACCAGTTAGGCCTATACGATACTTAGTTTTAGTTGCGGATGTAAGTATGGTTGTAAGAGACTGTGCCTTAAACAGATGTGCCTCGTCACCAATTACATAATCGAATTGTTCAAAGTAACTGGCTGGCATCGTATATAAAGACTGCCATGTTGAAATTATTAATGGCTTGTCAGATACTTTATCTTTGCCTTGATAGATTCTGTGTACTGCATCTTCAACCAAAAAACCATTGTGTGATGAGTAGTCCGTAAAATCAGAATACAATTGTTCAACCAAAGAAGTCGTAGGAACGATTACAAGACCTTTTAGATTCTGATAGTCTAGTAGTTGTCTGAACAACAAATAAATGATTAAGGACTTACCTGAGGCGGTTGGAGATAACAATAATGCTCTACGATGTTGTACTGCATGAATGAAAGCATTTCTTTGATGGTCTCTAACACTGATTGGTTTGCCTTGTGAATGTAGATTCAATGGTTCCACAAACTTGTTGAAGTGATAAATGGAGTATTCATCTAATGTTTTTAGGTCACCCCATTCAATAAAGTACTGACGTTCATCCGCAAACTCTTGTAAGTAACTGGTAAGTCCAAGATATAACTGTTGTGTTTGTAGGTTGAAAAGACGTATCTTGCCGTCCCATATTTTGTTTTT